GTTAGACCCCGCCCTGCGAGGTAAGAGGCTGCCTGTGGTGTTAGATTGCTGGAGTATCTTTCGGCTGCTTCCGTGAGTAATGCTCTCTGCTTTGCGTTTAGCATCTGCGAATCCTAGTCCTTCCTTAGCTTGTACTAATGTGTATACATCTCCGAGTACCTGACAAACCAGGCAGTTGTATGCCTGATTGTCTAGGTTATATGCGGCACTTGCCATAGCATCATCATGGATGACGCACTTGCAAGGTACCCAGCCGTGCTTGTCTATGACATTGAGGCCGTAATGTTCTAGCACTAAAGCGATGTCAGGCTTTGAGATCACTTTGCGCCAGCCATTGGTTAAGATCCTGAATAACCCAGCTCTGATCTAGCCCTGCCATGCGGCGCTTGACTATCACATATGCCGGCGGAACTGTCTCAAGACCACGAGCCTTGGCATAGTTGAACGCCTCAGTAGTGGCTTCACGCCAGAACTGTGGCAGGTCCATCTTGACAGTTGCCTTTAATTCAAAGATGTAGGGCCGACCGGCAACCATGCAAACGATGTCGCCTTCATCGTCTTTGCCAGCCAACCTAAGCCGTTCAGCCGCTACACCCTTGCCACGAAGCCATTTGAGTATGCCCGTCTCAAAGGCCGAACCTTTACGTTTGCCATATGTACTCACCGTATGCCACTCCAAGTCTGTGCCACAAAAGCCGATGATCTATCCCCATAGATAGACATACGGCTTGCGTCTGCCCATAGTGTAATGTACTTATCGCCGGTAGCACTGTGTTTACCAAAGCGATTCTTTACTACTGCTACTCGGAACTCACCTGAATGTGGCACTAACGCCACGGTCAAGATCATCTCTGGCAGCTGGGCAATCTTGCCCTGGATAGCCTTACGGCTTGGTGGAACATCAGGTCGTCCTTCTGCTTCACTGGTGTGGTGAAGGAGCATGACTCCTGCATCGGTCTCACGAGCGATGTGGTGCATAGCCTTGGCAATCTCACGAAGGCCAGACCATTCATCGTTGTGCATAGACACTACGTTCATTGCGTTATCCACGATAATCATATGTGGATACTCGCCATATGCTTCTCCGTAGGCACGGATAGCAAGATCAATCTCGTCAAGTGTTGGGCTTGGTGCAAAGTCAAACTGCAAGTGGTTGATGCTTGCTAGCTCGTTCTCGTAAAATTCTTTACCTGCACCGGTTGTAAATGCTTCTTCTACTGTGGCGACCTGATGACCAGTAATCATTGCTGCGGCACGGATTGCTGTTGTGTATGAGTCGGTATCTGCGGATATGTAAAGCGTAGGCACTTCCATCTTCACCGCCATCCAAAGGGCTATGAGTGATTTACCAGCGTTAGGTGCGCCAGCTATCATTGTCAACTGTCCTCTGCGAAACCTAATCCCCTCACTTTGTAGTGAAGGGAAAAGGTCTGGCAGTAACTGATGATCGTTAGTGCTTTTCGCTGCCGCTTGGGTAAGTGACAGCACCTAAATTATCTAACGAACTTAGGCTCGCACTGGTCTGGAGTTCCCTTAGCGGATGGGCAGAACCAGCCCTTCCATGCCTTTGGCGCTCCTGGCTTTGACTCACGCCATACAAGCGCACCATGCTTACAGTGGCCATCTGGAATCTGTGCTGCATATTGTCCATGATCTGGCTGTGCTGGTGCATAGACAGGCTGTACATATGCCTGCGCTGGTGCCGGTGCTACTGGTGTAGCGCCGAGTCCTGCTGCCAATGCACGAACTGCTCCTGCTGATGTGAGCGATGCTGATACTGAGTTGATAAGAGCGGCTGAGTCTTGGATGGTTGCCAAGCTAGTCTCTAGTTCTGTTGCATCTGCTGCATAGATGTTGATGAGAGTTCCATCAGCCAACTTATAGTTGATCTGGAACTTTGTACCTTCTGTTGCCATTTCTTTCTCCTTATTTTATTTCTGCTAGTGGATCGTATATTTGTGAAAGTTGTCCGCCTGCTGCGTAACAATAGTCCTTTACACCGCAAGTAGCGCAAGCCATCCCAAGATTGGGAAGGTAAATGTTAGCATCAATTCCCCGAACGAACTGGGCGAATAGTTCGGTCATTACGGGAATCGTCCAGCGGTCTAAATCCCAGCACTCCTTGAACTCAGCCTTGCGGGCATCGTAGAAGTAGCCCTTGCTTGGACGGATACCAAACTGCATTTCCATGCAACAGGCATACAGGCCCAGTTGCATTGACGATGATGGCATGAAAGCACCGGTCTTGAAGTCAATGACCGCAAGTTCACCAGTTGGTTCAACCACAATCGCATCGGCAAATGCCTTAATAGGCACCTTGCCAAACTCAAGGAACCAATAAAGTTCCGCTGCCGGTACGCCCTCTGGCGTTACCCACAATTCAAACTTAGAGTTTTCCCAAGCAGTAATGAAATTGAGAAACATCTCTTTGCCGTTTTGATCCCACCACGTCTTGCCCTCTTTGTCAGGGTTGGCCTTGGTGGCACGGCCAGCAGCCCGCCAATCGGTAGGGTTGCTACTAAACTTCTTTTCAGTTTCAGCAATGGACTCAAGGAACGATTCGTCCCAGACTTTATCCCACGTCATTCCGCATCCTCAAAGATGGAATCAACATCATCAGCGAGTGCTTCTGCCCTAAGTTCATTATCAAATTTTTCGTATCTTTCAACAATTCTTGGATCGCTATAAATAAACATCAACATTGATGTATGTTCGCGTAAGCGTTCTGCTGGAGTAATCGTAAAGTCTGATGGCAAAAACTTCTCCATAAAACTTACAACTCTCCAATAACGCGGGGTGAATGGCTGAATAACTTCATCCGTTAGTCTCATTTGTTTCTACCTTTCCTGCTACTAATTCCTGGGCTTGCTTTAGTCCAGTAATGATGTCCGTGTTTGTTTCTTTCTCAATAAGGTTCTCAATTCTAGCACCAAGATTCTTACGCATGATTACTTCAGCTTCCACAAAGGATTGCATGAAAGCATCACGGCTAATGATCTTTGCGTGTTTGCGTCCCATTACTGCTCCTTGTCTATTGGCGTAACAATTGTGGCGAGAGAATCGCAGAGAACGCAGCGGGCAGTTGTCCCGTACATTCCAATTTCAAAGTCAGCGTCAAACTTGCACTGGACATTCCACCATTCTGATCCGCAGGGACAAACTCGTATTGGACCGAGCGAACGATAGTCTGCTTCTGAACCCTTCGTGGGTTGTATGTTTCCAAGTTGATCCCCCATTAGAATGGCACGTCCGCGAATTTGGCTTTGTCCAACTTCTTCTGATGTTCAGCCAGCAAGAACTTTTCTGCTGCTGAGTGAAATGCACTTCCGCCAACGAAATACCATGCTGGCTCAGATGGTGCTTGCAAGTTGCGCTCTAGCTGAAATGCTTTGCCACAACGTAACCATGATGTAAATGCGCTAAATGATCTATGTGCTATCTGTGTTTCCTTCATGGCGCAAAGGTAGCACCGCCTATGAGTGACGTGTCAAATCATCTCGTGCTTTGGCGTGGCGCGTACCTTGATTTGCTAATGGGTTTCCAATGTGTATAATCGGAGCGAAGCGACGGCGGTAAATACAGGGGAGCCTAAAGGCTCTGGTCGGGGCGGCTATGCGGATAGCCCCTAACTGGAAAATGGCATAAAAAAATAACCCCCGCCGAAGCGAGGGTTACGTTAAAGCGTTTGTTACTTAACAGTGGCAGCTTGTGCCTTGAAGTGATTGTAAGCCGCAGATGCAACTGGTCCAAAGACGGCAACGAGTGCAGCCCAAGCGACGTGCTTGAGATGATGGTTACCAGTCTGCCAAATAGCAATTCCTGCTACTGCAAGGCTAATGATGTAATGCTCAACAAGTGTTTTACTGATCTTCATAATATCTCCTATAGGTAGATTAGTTTGTCCACTTTGGTCGCCCAAAGCCGACAATAAATACTACCATCTTGCGCTTGTTGGCTGTCTGATAAGCGCGAGTCTTAAGGCAAACTTCCCCACCATTGGCTTCAGATCCGGTTGATCCATCAGGCGTAGTGTTGCCTTCAATGGTTGTTACGGTGCCATCACCGTTGTCTTTGATTACAATGCCGACGTGTTCAATGCCCTTGCCGTCAAAGTTGAAAAAGGCTATATCGCCTGGCTGGGGCTTTGCAGTCTCATGGTTGAGCCATTGACCTTGGCCTTGGAACAAAGTGGCTCCAGAGGGCGTATAGACGCAATTTGGCATACCTTTGAAACCGATCTGAGCCGCACACCACATGACAAATGAACCGCACCATGGCTGGCCATCGTGACCGGTAAACTTGCCATAAATAGTTTTATTAGAATTTGCTGGGGATTCTTTGACACCCAACTGGGAGTTGGCTTTGGCTATAAAGTCTGCTGCTTGTGTCACTGCCAGATCAACCTTTCTGCTAAATCACCTGGGTTGCATAGGTCTGGCTTATCGCAGATCGGATAGCCTGCTTTTTCGTAGCACTCAGCTACAAGTTCAGAGCAGATGTAACCATCATGCTTGGCTAGGTAATCAATGAACTTCTGTGGAAATACCTTGACGCCTAGGGCGCGTAGCGCCAGCACTGCAATAATGCCGAAGTTGTATGGCCGTCCGACTGCGTTGATAGCATGGCTAATGATGGCATCTCTCTGGGCATCAGACAGTTCTTCGTGCTGGTTCCATGCAACTTGTGGGTAATTACTGAGAGGACTAACAGCAACGCCAGTAGGATCAGCGCCCACGATCTGGCCATTGCCAATATAAATAAACGCATGGTTCCACCGAGAACTAGTACCCAATCGGATAAGCTTGCCAAAGAATCCGCCGGTCTTAACTACGCCGTAGTCACCCCATCGTGGCTCATAAGTCGTCATGTAATTCTTCAATCAATTCCATTTCTTGCTTTTCTAGCTTCAGAATATGGCGGATGATTTGAGCATCTCGCTTGGTCTGTCCAATCATGGCAATACCGATGATGAGTTCAACTGTGACGGCAAGCCATGAGGCCAAGTTCATCCACTTGACGTAAGACGAGTCATCGCCAAACCAATGTGGGCGAATCCACCAGACAACTGTTACAAACGTCCAACCAATAACAAAAAACCAGTTACGAATAACTCCTTGGATGCTCCAAGAAATCTGCTCGCTGAATGTAAGAACATCGCCAGTAGACCGATGGATATATTTTTTCTTCCAAGGATTAAGCATTATGCTCCCTAATATGTTGTTCAAATTTGCCGTTAAGTACGCCTACTTCTACTGCTATACCTTGCTGGCGTTCAACCAATGTCTCAACCATTGGGATAACCTGTTTGCGAATGGCATCGTTAAGAGAGCCGCCTGAGTTTGGTGTTACCTCATGTTTAATTTCTTTAATGTCGCTAAATTCTTGGCGTAATACATTCTGTACGCCGTGCTTAAATACATACCAGATTCCAGTACCTGTGGCACCAATTGTGAATACTGCGTTATAAGCAATTGTTGTAATGTCTGTGCTTGACATTGCGGTTTTCCCTGTCTTATAGTGTACGGAAGGTGAGATAAATGATTCCACCAAAGCCTTTGAATCGGCGGTCTGGTGGGGTCATGCGTTCAAAACTAATGCTCTCAATGACACCTTGGACAGTTTCATTGTTGGTGAAGTCTTGCAGGGTAAGCACATTGCCTGGACCTTCAAGGGTCTCAATGGATAGAAGTCGCTCAGCTGCACGGCCTTCATAACCGGTAGTCATGTTGTATCTGTCGCCTTCAAAGTCAAAGTTAAGAAGCGGCAGGGTAATCATGCGGGTACGGTGAACGGCTGGTAGGGCCTTGAGTTGATAGCCGTTAAAGATAGTAGCGGCTGAGGAATCTGACGTTGGGTAAATCGTAAACTTGAGCGCAAGGGAAGAGCGTTCATTTTGTAGATTAGTAGCGATGTCAAGGCTAAGATTGAAGTTTGGATCAACCGTGATGATGTCGGTTACCGTGCCGTCATCAAGGACAGTAGATATTTTAATATTAGATACCACTGGATTTTGAGCAAGAACTTTAACCAGCTTGAAATGTTTATCTTCAAGGGTGAGGAATCGGATCAAACCAGTTTGGATATAACCAGATGCAACCAAAGTGTTTGCCTGGACATAAGTGCCAAGACCGGTTACACCAATAGCCAACTTATTGCTACGGCCATAGACCGCCACGGCAACTGCATCATTGGTTGATGGCACCTGTAAGTGGGTGGCATATGCCATTTGGTTGACGCTAAGGTCACGGCTAAGATCAATCTTGACAAGACCAGACTTCATCGTGCCAATGCCATCTGAGTCAATGTAGTTGCTGACCGTGCAGTAGGCATAGCGATCATTAAAGGCGATGCTGTAGCAAGGACCGCCTGCAAGATTTGTACCACTAGCTGGGTCGTAGCCATTGGTGACAACGGTGAGTGGGCCGTAGGTAATGTAACCTGATGAGACGAATCCTGATGTATCAATCTGGCCTACACGGATACCTTTGTTGGTTCCAAAGACCATGTACTTTCCAACGTATGCGCCAAGGGAATAAATCAATTCACCATTTGGCATATCGGCCGCGGTAAGGGCTTTGGTCAAGAGTGGGACCTGACCTGATGTATCCAAAGACAAGCGATAGACGCTACTGCTGCTACCTGCATAGCCACCAATATAGATGGCGTTAGGGCCTTCACAGATACCAGTCCATACCCAGTTGGAGTTTGGGTGGGCATAGATTGGCAAGTTGTTATTGCTAGCAAGGACTGCGGTGCCTGTTAGGCCCGTGGCAAATGCCACGTCAGCATTGTTGTGGTAGAACGATACGCTTGTAGGAGTGACTGCTGTTACTGACCAAGTGCCGTTGTATGGGGAACTCAAACTGGCTACTGTGATCTGGCTACCAACCGAGAAGTTGTGGGCAGTTGATGTGGTCAGTGTGGCGATGTTTGTAGATAGGCTGGCAGCTGTAACTGTGTAAGAAGTAATCGGGCTTACTTCGTAGATATAGTTGTTAACGCCAGCGATTAGGCGTTGCTTAACCCAGCCAAGTTTTACACGGGTTGTAACAGTGCCAACGGCTGATGGGTAGGTAAAGATAGATGTACCCGTACCGCCTGCTAATGTGCCACGATAAATGTCTGTGGTAGATGCGGCGTAGTAATACTGGCCATCGGTTGCAATATCAAGGATATTGCCAGAGCCACCCCAAGTAACGCTTGTATTGCCCGCAGGGGTAATGCGGGTAAGGGTGCTACCGTCTGCTTGGAATAAGACATCGGTTGCATTTACCGCATCGTATGATCCAACTAGGAATGGGCGGTTGGTTGCGGCTTGAGTAAGTGTGACATCTGGGAGCAGAGTCGTCTTGCCAATGTTAAAGACATCTACACCAGCTGACTTGTTGAAGCGGTAAGCAACTGTCTCGCCCTGGATTGGTTCTTCAAAACGAATACCGGCGCCGTAATGGAATGATGACTGGGAGCGTAGCCACCACGAGGTAAGGGTCTGCTCGCCTGGTTCCTTCTGCATATCAATCTGTTGCTTGCGATACTGAGCAGTCTCACGCTTGTATGGATACTTTTCGCTAATGCCTAAGAAGAATGGGATGCCGCCAACAGCTACATCATATGTATTAGCAGTGTTGATATATGTTGTTCCTGATGTGCTGGTTGGCTGGCCAACTGGATCAACGGGACGTTCTGCAATATGCTTAAAGCCGTCGGTCATACCCACTCCTTAGTTTGTTCCAATAAAAAAGCCCCCTTGCGGGGGCTGGTAATACTTTATTTATGCTACTGGCGGGACAAATTCTTTCCAAGATTTGCTTGGTTCATCCCATACATAATTTAGAAAATCCTCTGGTGGGGCAACTGGTGGCTCCCATTGGCAAGTTTTTTCATTCAAGACCCAAGATTCAAATGGTTGAGGCGTGTAAAAAGCGTCACGCACTGGGTCGTAAATCATTCCAATGCCTGCAAAGTTTTTGCGAATGTTACCGTGATAAGAAGTTCTTACGCACTTTTGCCCACGAAAATTCCCATACCACTCTTCGGGTGTTAAGCCTTCAATAAGTTCGGTTTCATCTTTGCCAACAATTACCTCTGTAACAATGTTGTTTTCATCAAGAAACGCATAATGTGCCATTAGATAGTCACCGTACCTGTTCCACCAGTAAATGTGTAAATCTTGTTTGTACCGTTATCAACATATGAATATGTAAGACCACCGCCAATAGAAGTGAGCGTTGGGTATGAACTTGGGTAAGCAAGGATAACAACACCTGAACCACCAGTACCGCCAGTAGTTGGGCCACCACCACCCGTACCACCACCGCCACCACCACCGCCAAAGTTGGCAGTTCCATCTCTTCCATTACCGCCAAGGCTTGTTCCTTGACCACCACCGCCAGCGTTTGTTCCACCAGAACCATTTGAGCCACCACCAGCACCACCGCCACCACCGCTGTAGTATTGAGTTGAACCAGAGATAGATGAACCGTAAGCAGCGCCGCCATTACCGCCAGCATTATTGCTGGCATTGGCGCCATTACCACCCGCACCGCCACCGCCACCTGAACCAGAGTTTAGGGCATATGGATATGTAGCAGAATAATAACCAGAACCACCAGAATTACCTTGCGTTCCACTGCCTCCAGCCCAGCCATAATTGCCAGGGGTTAAAGATGAATTATATCCACCACCAGAACCTGAACCACCTGAAATACCGACAGAACCGCTCTTGCCGCCTGCACCACCGTTACTTGTGTAACTAGCAAATACTGAGTTGGAGCCAGTCGCGCCGTAGCCAGAAGTATATCCACCGTTACCAGCACCACCTGCACCGACAGTTACTGTGTAACCAGTACCACCAGATACTGACGCAGTTCCTGTTAATAGACCGCCACCACCAGCGCCTGGTGCCGTTCCTTGGCCGCCTCCACCGCCACCACCCGCTACTACAAGGTAAGTAACAGAAGGAGTATATGCAGATGCGGTTGTAATTGAGTTAGATGCTGAAGAAGCTGGGCCAGTACCCTGTGCATTAGTTGCAGTAACTGTAAAAGTATAAGATGTTGCAGAGGTTAAACCAGACACAGTAATTGGCGATGAAGAACCAGTGCCAGTAATGCCACCTGGGCTAGATGTCGCCGTATATGTAGTAATTGGCGAATGGCCAGTGAAGGCAGGAGCGGTAAAAGCAACTGTAGCCGTTGATGAGCCAGTTGCAGTTGCGGTACCAATTGTAGGTGCGCCTGGTACCGACCTCTTAGCAGAGGATATGATTCCAAGGATTGGCATTATGCAAAGTCTCCCACTACAGTAAATGTATTTGTACCTGTGCAAATAATTGTTGCTGCTGAATATTGTGTACGGAGTACCGGTGCATTTGATGTGGCACCAGTAGATGTAAGGGTTGTTGTGCCGTCGCCCTGAATAGTGACAGCCCCTGCCCCAATACCTTGAACGTTAATCTGTTGACCAACAGTAAAGATGCTTGCTGGAACTGTAACAGTAATTGCACTAGAATTATTTAAGGTAACCAACTTGCTGGCATCGGTTGCTACTAATGTATACGTAGTTCCAACCTGTGTGTTAAGAGTTAGATTAACTGCTAGTTTTGAAGTATCAGCAATGCCATGAACTGATGTTGTAGCGCCATAATGGTTTTGGGCATCTGTTAGGTCTTGAGCAGTAATAACGTGACGCACTACCGCCCCAGGATTATGTGCCACAGCAGTTGTGCCGTTATATCCGCGAGTGATGGTAAGAGTCAGACCGGATACGTTAGTAACCGTAACAAGTTCTTCATTAGCCGTATTGTAATCAAGAGCAAGAACAAAAGGATATGTGCTTGGGTATCCTGTTGTACCAGCAACCGTAACGGATGTAGATGAAGATGTTATGGTATTGGTAATAGTTGTATCTTGCGCCACTGCGCTGTAGTAACGAGATGCCATTGGTTGTCCTTAGCTTGTGTAGTGAGTACGAGGTGGGTACTGCTCTTGAAGGCGACGTACTTCAATAAGCAAACGCTGTTGGTACATCTGTTGTAGCGAGCGTCCAACGTTGACCGCTGAACCGAGTGGGTTTGTCTGGCCTTGTGAATCGGCTTCTGCTGTTTGGGCAGGAACGCGACCCATATCTAGGTACATCGCTGTACGGTAGGCAGCACCAAGGACAATGACTTCACGGGCTGAATCCGGCAAGCCTGTAAGGCTGGCAAAGTCATCCGTATCATAGGTTAATGTTGCTGGCTTCTTAGTGTAAGTAACCATGACAGTACGACCTGGAATGATTCCTTCACGGATAGAGATGGTTTTACCGCTGTTCCAAGTGGTTGGATTAGCCATACGGTCTACACGGTAGTGGCGTACTGGGAGCCATTCCTTAGAAGGTCCGATGGTCTGCCATGAGCAACCAAGAATATCAATTGCCTCTTGAGGCAAGACATAGGTTGTTACAGCTGCTTGCCATGTAAAAGTTGTGTAGTACACACCAAACAAATCTGGGTAGACAGCATCAATGGCGAGGTTAATGTTTCGGCGGATAACTGATCGCGGAAAGGAAGGCGTGATAGTCACACGTGTACCAGCACTGTGCGTGGTGGCTACTGTGTCACGAAACCCTCGGCCATATGATGGAATAGTTGCCGTATTTGAAATACGGTCAAATGAGTCCACCCAGATAAGTTCGTCATCAATCTCAACCAAACCACGAGTAAGGACTGTGCCATCGGCAACAGTAAACGTGGTATCGGTTGATCCCATTGGGGCTGTGAGATAGGTTGCCTGATCCTGACGGTTGGTGTAACCAGTCAGGGCAAGCGCCGTCTCATCAATGATATTTACAAATGTTGTCACGATGTAATCCTTCTTGCTGCCTCATTCTCGCCAAGCCCAGTTGTGCCAGCGAGGGCATTAAAGGCACCAGGAGTATCGTAATAATAATTCTTTCCGCCATTGCGGAAAGCATAAATCTGATTTAAGGCATCAATACCACGGCTATAGTTTTTACCTGTGACGTTAAAAGCCCAAACTGTTGCAGCACCATTAAAGTCAAGTTGTGGTACATCCCCAATGAGGGTACCTGCCAACCGATTCAAATGGTAAACAGCGGTTCTGCCATCCGTTAATGCCATATCAGATCCTTTCTAAAATTGGTTAATTACTTAGTTCCGCCAACGCCGTCATACTGACCGTATGGATCTTGTGGCTTACCTGTTAGCTTGTCGCTGGCCATGCCGACCATGCTGCTATTGCAACCGCACTCAACGCACATATTATTTACCCTTCTTTGCTGGTAGGACTTTCTTAAGGTTTGGGTTAGCCTTCTTTGCAGATGGGCTTGCCTTACGAGTAGATGAAGCAAGGATCGCCCCAGCCGACTCCATTGAAACACCGGACTTCTTGGCAATTGACTTCTGCGCTGCGGCGAAGCCCATGCCCTTCTTTGCTGCTGCCATTTACTTACCCTTTTTCTTTGCTAGGATTGCCTTGCCCTTTGCAAGTTCGCGAGCCTTTTCCTTTTTTGGCTCAGCCTTTTCAGCTACTGCGTATGCTGCCTTATCTGAGATTTTCTTCTTTGTCATTGCCATTAGACAACCCCTGCTTCTGTGAATGACTTTGCAGTCTGTTTGGTTATTTTGCTTGTTGCTGGCATTACGTCAGCGTTATATGCCTTGCCTAGAGTTTCGCTTGCCTGATGGGCTTCACGAATAGCCTGTGTTGATGTACCAGCAGGTTGAATACCCTGCGATCTTGCATCGCGGTAGGACTGAAGTTCCTTATCCCACTTCTTCTGGGACATAGAATCTGCTCGTCCTGCGTCGCCGGTGTTAAGTTCTAGTGTGCCGAGTTTGCAAGCAAAGCAACCGTCAACATAAACGCTATGCTCACGATGATCCGATGGTGTTTCCTCATAAATGAATGGGGTGGCACTAACTTCCCCGCACTCTGAGCAATCGTATTCAACTGGGACAGAGTTATATTTCTCATCCATTCCCCATTTGCTTACCCTGCTTGTGTGTTGATGCTGCATTTTTAACTTCCTCAAAAAACTTTAGGTTACGTTGAATACGGTCATTTTCTGGACCGTTAGCCTTTACAGCTTCCTTAGTAAAGGTTATGGCTTCATCAATGTGCTTGAGATTGTAAGCAGCAATTCCTGCAAGGTCGTAGGCTTTCCAAGTCCAGACTGCTGCTTCGTAGCAGTAGTGGTTGGAGCGAGGACATTCCAGAGCGTTAAGAGCAGCATCTAAGCATCTCTGCCATTCTTGTTTTCGGTAAGCATCCATTGCAACACCGAACTGCGGCTCACCCTGCATGGGAAGAATCTCTGCTCCTTTGTCATACCACATACGAGCAGTTTCTTCTTGGCCAAGTTGATGCGCTGCTTCTCCTGCCCATCGGCAGACAGCTGCGCTTTCAACATCCCAGCCACCATTCTCTATTTTGTTTGTCGCTGCCTCTATAACCTTCCCCCACTTTTCGTAGAAGAAGTACTCTCGGCACATATAAGTCCACATACGTGGATCTTGGGGAAACTCTTTGACTGCCATCTCAAGCAGTTCTAAGTACTGCCCGCGTGACTTGCTGTTGTCTGGCAGATGCTCAATAACGGCATTGCGTATGTCACAATCAACGGGGGTATGTTCACCGTAAAAGATATTTACTTCGTGGCATGGATACTTCCATGTCCAGTTCCAACGGGAGTGAAGCCGATCACGTTCCCACTTGTTGGCATCGGTTTTCATGGTGATCCAGCCAAGATCGGAATTTGGTTGCCACTTTTTGCGGATCTTCTTAAAGAAGTCCGGTGCAGGTACTTCGTCTAAGTCCAGGATTACGCATACATCGGCATCCTCTGGCACTAACGCCAAGGCCGCATTACGAGCCATATCAAACCTAAATGGCTTGACGTGGATTTGGTGGACTATTACTCCCAGCTCTTTAAGCGCTTCTTGTGTGCCGTCCGTGCTACCAGTATCAGCAACAACAATGTAGTCAGCACCAGCACAGGCTTTCGCAAAACGTTCCGCATGAAGAATCTCATTCTTTGATATTGCATACACAGCAATCTTCATAGTTGCATAATAGCATATTTTATGCTATGTCGCCTACGATCAAGAATGTGTTGCTGGCGGTGCAGATAACCGTAGCGGTTGAGTACTGCGCTCGGAGCTTAGGAGCCGATGAAGTAGTGGCCGCTGAGACAATAGTTACGCCAGAACCTTGGGCAAAGGTAACTTGCCCCGCACCATACTGAGATACGTTGATCTGATCGTTAGCACTAAATACTGATGGTGGAACAGTGATAGTAATTGATCCAGCGTTGTTTGCTGTAACTAGATAACTCTTGTCCCCAGATGCAAGGGTGTAGGTAGTTCCAGTCTGAGCATTGATACCAGTCAGGTTTCCAGCTCCAGTACTGCCAGTACTACCGGTATTACCGGTATTGCCGGTATTGCCAGTGTTGCCAGTATTTCCTTGAGAACCATTTGTTCCGTTAGTACCAGTTGGGCCTGTAGGGCCAGTTTGGCCTGTGTTACCCGTAGCACCTGTGTTACCTGTGTTGCCAGTATTTCCGTTGGCACCAGTTGGTCCAGTCGGTCCTGTAGGGCCAGTAGCCCCTGTCGTTCCAGTCGCACCAGTGCTGCCAGTAGCGCCTGTTGCGCCCGTTGCACCCGTATTTCCGGTGTTTCCTTGCGGGCCTACGCCACCTGACTGGGCAAAGGTAATGTTGTCGGTACCGATGATGATGTAGCCATTGGTTCCTGTGCCGACATTGTTCTGGATCCAGTTAGTAGATGAGTTGGCTGTGCCAGCAGTTACGAAAAGAAAGTCACCGTATTCAACCTGACCAGCGGTTGAGTTGTCGTAATCAGTAGCGCGGGTAAGGACATAAGCAACGCCTGCGCCGCCTTGAGTGGTAACTGTGTAAATACCATTTTGAGTCTGAGTTGTTTGATTCTTGACTAAAATTCTATCGCCAACAGTAATGTTT